AAATATGTGACCGTCTATTTATACCTAATCCTTCTAAAGTTCCTCGTGAGGCCCACACATCAAATCTTCCAGCAAGTAAAATATCATTGATATACTTTGAGTGGTCACCATGTTCATGTGTTACAAGTAAACCTTGAATATTTGAAAAATTAATACCTTGTTTCATAATATGTTTAGGCTTTAATCCTGCTTCTAACATTAAGGATGAGTTTCCATCTGCAAGTAAATAATTATTACCTGCAGATGAAGATCCTTGTATATTAATTTCAATCATTAAAAGCCACGTCCATCTGTTTCGCTAGCAATATTTGTGGTTAATTCATCAAAAAACGCCGTCTGGGTTGGTTCGTTATCTTTTTCATGACTAGTGACAGGCTCTTTTGCTAATTCTTCTGGTTCGATGATAGTTGTATCTGGTGTAGTTTCTTTTTCGTGTCTCATAGCTTCTTGTTTGACTTCGGATGGTTCTTCATCAAAATCGAATACCTCTTGTGCTGTTTGTTCTGTGACATCTTTTCTAACTAATTTAACTACTTCGTCGTCTTGCGACTGATATTGCATAGCGACATACGCATTCTCGAAGTTTTTAGGAATTTTCTTAACAATGTTGTTTCTCATTTTACGAACAATCATGGATTCTCTACTTTGTGGAGATTTCCACGCGGGACTAATATATGATTGATATTCTTGACTGTCTAAAATGTCATCTAAAGACATTGTTTTCAAATTGTTCATGATTTCTTGCTTTTTATTATCAATTTCCTGCTTTTGCTGATAACTTGCGTCTTTTTTCTTTTTAGCTATACCAAAAGTTTCATTCATAAGGTTCTGGTTTATATGAGCAATTAAATTTTTAACAACATCCTCTCGTTCTGCAATGTGATACTCGATTGTACCGTCAGACATTTCAATAGGATAAACAACTCTAACTACTTTTCCTTTACCAGTTGGCCCCCATTCTGGATCTGTCACTGATAATCCTTTATAACCTGGGTACGAAAAATGGTCTTCTTCTCTCACTTCCCAATGACGATGAACATGTTTTACGTTCCGTCCAAATTTTGAAAGGATAGCATCGTTTCCATCTCCTTCAATACCCATTTCAATTACTTTCACCCAATTATCTGATTGACCAAACTGTTTCCTATTAACATTTCTAGTCTGAAAATAGACTTCACGAGGAATAGCTGAAGCATTGACTTGTAATGCTGCAATTGTCATTAATGTTTCTGTCATATTTGTTGAATCTACATCATTAATTGACAAGTTTGAGTTTGTTAGCATTGTATTAATTCCTTGTATAGCGCTTATTACGCACTGCTTTTGATATTCAGTCATATTTATTCCATTACTCAATAACTGTGATTCTACTTGTGGCATAAAGGTATCGTTAATTTTAGTTAATCTATTTCCGTAAATCTTATTTTCTGCAAGTTCATGTGTCATCTATTTTCCCTCCGTTTTGTGATTTTTGATTCGTAAAGTTTTATCATCTTCATTTACATACATAGCAATAACTTGAGTGTCTACTTGAACAGAGTCTCTATTGTGATTAGTCAAACCTTCAGCGTTATCGATAAAAATTGGAACGATATAGCCTTCCTGTTTCATTAGAGTGTTCGATACGTCTAATCCAGCTTGCATCCTGCTTCCGTTATTTAGAGAACTGAACGGCACCCCGTCAATCATCGGCTCACATACTGCTTCATTAAGTCCTCCATCTTCAAAGAAATCGAACAATTTCCATTTAACAACTGAGAAATGACTATTTATAATTTCTTGCAGCATGTTTTGTTTTGTTATAAAGAATTCTTCAAATAGTACTAATTTTTGTAATACTTCGCCTTTCTTATGTGATAATTGGCGCTCTTGTTCATTGAAATCTTCAATAATCGATAACTGTCTTTCATACTCTTTTAGCAAGGCTAATTTTTCATCAATCATTGCGATTTCTTTATCTATTTCTGTAATCTCACTTGTTTTAGCGGAAGTTTGTTCTAGAATAGCTTCGTTACTTTGAGTAATGTACTCTTGCAATTTTTTTATTTCTTTAGTGATAGTTGAATATTTTTCAGTTGCTACAAATGGTATTTTGTCTAATTTTAATGAGGAAATCTGCTGCTCTACATCAGCTAAGTTTTCCTTCACATCTTCCAAGTGTTTTTTAGCAATGTTATATGCTTCTGTTTTAATCAATAGTTGTTCTTTTAACTCGCCGATCTCTTTTTTTAAGGCTTCGCGATCTTTGTTATTTTGAATGCCTTTTTCTCGAATTTCAGAGAGCTTGATTTGCTTATCCGCTTCAAACTGGGCTTTTATTTCTTTATTTGTTAACTCAATTTCTTCTGCACGTTTTTGCTCTTCTTCCTCATGATGTCGTTTCATTTCATCTTGATCCTTGACATCATATGGACGATTACAGTGCTGACAAACTAAAAGATTTTCATTGAAAGATAATTTGGTATAAACTAGACCGCCTGTAAATTCTTCAGCTTCTACTTCATCATATTTGTCGTACAATTCTTCATGCTTTTTATTTAATGCAATCAGTTCATTATCTTTTATAGAAACCAAACGTTCTGTTACATTAAGACTTGATTCTTCATCTGCATACGTATTCTGGGCTTTATTGAGATCAGCAAAGAGTTTTGACTTACCTTGCTCAATGCCATTAATGCGTGCATTCTGTGCATTATCATGCTTCAATTTAGCAGCAGTTAATTCTTCTTGTTTTGTATTAAGACTTGCAATTAATTCTGAAATATTACCACCATTTCTAATAGTAACGAGCTGGTTTTCGATATCATTTTTCTTTAATGTCAACTCGTTGCGAGTGGTTAATAGTTGCTCTTTGTTGATATTTTCAATATCTGGCAATGCTGCTTGAATACCTTCGATTTTTACAGGAATATTTTTCAGCGTTTCGTTGATTCGCTTTTGGTCTTGAAGCACACGATCACGAGCTGTTTTAATGTCATCATTGCCAATAATTTCTTTTAATTGGTGAATCGATGGCGTTTCGTTGATAATCTCTTCATCTGTCTTGCTGCCAAAGTATTCAAAAAGCTTTTGACGTCGTTCATCTGCCACTAACTGCTCACAAAAATAAGTCACACTAGTCAGATTCTTAAATGTGTCTTGATCTAATACTTTTTCTACTTCATCGTCAAATGCTTTCTTTGTGGTGGTCTCTAATCCGTCTACGAGGTATTTTGTAAACATCTCATAAGACTTGTGTTCCAAATTTCGTTTGATGACTTCTTTGTCTCCTCGGACCTTTTCAAACTCCTTTGCCTGACCATTGATAGCTAAAACGACAGTTACTGATGTCTGTTTACCGCGAATCGGCTCGCTATTTTCATCAAGTGGTCTCCACTGGATTTTAGTTCGTTCTTTTGAATCTTTGTTGAACAAGCACCAGAGAAAAGCATCATAGATAGTTGTTTTGCCTGCATCGTTATCTCCAAAAATATCAATACTTTTACCATTTGGTTCAATCATAAGGTCTGATATACCTTTAAAATTATGAATACGGATTGACTCCAAGCTAATGTTTTTCATAAAATTAATCTCCTTCAATTTCAATATTGTCTTCTAAGATTGCTCGTATAACTGTTTCTTTGCGTTTGTTACAAATTTCAGTAGCAACATCATACCAAGCACTACTATGATTTTGATTCAGCTCTGTTGTTAAATCATATCTATAACTTTTACTAATTATTGGATCAACTAACCAATCCATACGTGCAATTAACGCTGTAGCGTATAATTCTCGTTCTGCGCAATTTTCAGTCGCATTTTTAAACCATTCTTCAAAACGTTTTGACATGATTAATTTATTTGACTCATTATCCATTTCATTTCCTCCAGTTTTTATGTTATAATTCTCGTGTATAATTTTTGTATGGGACTTAATCGTTTGCTGACGAATGAGTCTCTTTTTTTGTGTAAACTAAATATTTTGCATCGTCGTACTTCATGAACCAAACAACTGCAATTGGTCCAATAATCAAAAGTAGATAGCTCGCTGGAACACTATTTTTAATTAATAACCCTAATATAAAGACAAGAATAAATGCTCCTAAAATTCTAGCTTCGTATAAGCTTTTTGGTTTTCTTTTCTTCATTTATTTTCCACCCTATTTACCCATAGCACTCTGATAAACATAAAAAAAAGTGCTAATATAATCGCTGTTAAAAATTGTGATTTAATCAAACATAAAATAAACACAAAGAATAAAATTCCTACGGAAAGTGTCATCATTGTTTTAATTGCAAGTTCCTTATTCTTCACTAGAGACCCTCCTATATAAAGTTTCTTTCATACCATTCCTCTAAATCATCGACTTCTATTCTTACCAATCCACCATTTCTTTTAGCAGGCAATGGATCAATTTCTCGTTTCATCCATCTTGTAACAGTAGCAGCTGAAACATTTTTTCTTTTTGCTACTTCTATTGCTTTCAAAGGTGGAATTTTCTTTGAATTAACTTTTCGATCTTTTTTTGATTTAAAATCAATAACTTCTAGTGCCATTTGTATTCTCCTTCCTCATGTATCCTAATTGTTCCCAATATGGAAAGCGTTGCTCACTTAAATAACGAATATCGATTGAAGCAAGATCACACAAGCTACTAAGTAGTGTGATTTCAACAATTACTTCATCTAAATATTCATTTGCGTATGCAACTATTTTAGAAATATCTTGTTCAGATAAATATTCAGGATTTTTCAAAATAATTCTTTCTATGTCATGCTTCAATGCTTTTCTCTCATTAGATTCAATTTTCTGTAATCGGTCTAATGATGAAGGGTCTTTTCGATAAACATCTCCATCGCAAGTTTTAAACATTCCAAAAAACTGATGAATAACTTCCATTGTGAAAGTCGAATCTCTAAAGTGATCACTAAGCCTTAGAGCATTTTCAATCGTTACTGGTTTAACATTATTCTGAGAAGTCCAATCACTCAATGATTGTTGAGATGTACTGATTTCACGTGCCACATCTTTCTTCTTTTCATTTTTCTTATTAAGAACTTCGATTAACGACTTTCTCAATATTACTGACATTGACATTTACTTTTACTTCTTCCTTTCTTAATTAACCATCTTTTTATATGATGTATTTTTTAATACAATTAGATTAGATCTAATTGATAGTTCAACTTATCCTGTGCTTGTTCATACAGACGAATTAACTGATCATCTGTTGCTAGTTCAACAATAAGCTTTACGTTTGGCATGATTTCCAAAATGAAATCAATCATCTTTTGTTTTTCTGGCATATTTTCACCTCCTATCCAAATGTAAAGAGTCATAACGAGTCATAGTTATTCAAAAAAAAGTGTCCAATCAAAACCCAAAATTGAGGCGATTCGCATAGCACTTTCCACAGACGGTCTTCTTCTTCCCTGTTCAATAGATGCATATGTGGTTCTTGAAATTTCCGCTTTAACGGCAACTTCTTCTTGAGTCATTTTATTTTTTATACGCAATTTCAATAGCCAATCTCTCATTTTACGTCCTCCTTTATGTGTCGTATTGCGTACTTTTATAATACTACGCATTTTGACACATGTCAACAATTAATTACTCTTTTTGACACATTCAATATATTTAACTTCAAACTACGCATATTGCGTAGTATTATATGTACATAACGAATCGTAGGAGGTAACATTATGTTCGGTACACGCTTAACAGAATTAAGGAAACAAAAAAAATTAACACAAACTGATGTTGCAAATGCACTTGGTGTAGCTAGAACGACTTACTCTTCCTATGAACAAGGAAGAAGAACTCCAGATATAGATATCCAAAATAAGATTGCTGACTATTTCAATGTAAGTCTAGATTATTTACATGGGAGAGAAAGTTTTGAAGATACTTCCTTATCAAAAAAACAATTAACCGTCGCTGCTCATATAGACGATGACGTTTCAGATACAGAAATGAATGAGATTCTCTCTTTCATTGATTATATTAAGAAACGCGATCACAAATAATTAAAGTAGTAGGTGTTTTTATGGTTACTTCAGAAGAACTGATGGCTCGCTTTTCAGATTTAACATATAAGTTTGAATCAAACATGCCAGAAAAGCAAAAGGGATTGTATATTAATAATGTTGTTTATTTAAATCCTCAACAACATCCTAGAGAATTAACTAGTACAGTTGCAGAGGAAATCGGGCATCACCTCACGTCGGTGGGTGATATAATAGATCAAGATACAAATGAAAAGAGAAAACAAGAACAAAAAGCTCGTGATATTGGAGCAACAATGGTAGTCACACCTCAAGATTTAATTGACTGCTATCATGAACGTTTTACATATGTTTGGGAATGCGCCGATTTCCTAGGCATTACAAAACAAGCCTTGGAACGTGCTTTATCTGCTTATTCCAAACAGTTTCCTGAAGGTCTTGTATACGGCGATTATAAATTGTTTTTTAAACCTAACGGTACATTGGGGATTGTTAAATGGTTTTAAAGTAAAGGAGCTATATTATGAAAAATAGTATCTTATTTATGTTGGGAATATCTTTGTTCTCAATGACTGCTTGTTCTGATGGGGATAAAAAAGAAGTAAAAACAACAGTATCCTCTTCTACTGTTATCTCTGTCACCAAAGAATCATCTGGTAATACGAAGAAAAACGAATCAAATTCAATAACTAAAACGTCCAATGTTATTACTTCTTCCACATCTGTGGAAAAACCACAGGTGGAAGTAAGTTTAGCTGATTTTATTGGCGGTTGGGGTATTCCTCAAAGCGGAAACCTATTTTTTATTAACGAAGACGGGACATATTCAAATGGTCAAGTAGACCACTCTTCATTAATTGACCTTAAATTTAATATTTTAGCGGATGGAAGAAAATCAATGAGCTCTAATTTAGGAACTCTAATTAAAGAATCTGATGGCACATTAACAGATGGCGAAATAGTCTTTCAACCACTTGAGTTTAGTAACAAAGAAGATTTCCTTGCAGATAAACAAAAAGAATACAAAAATTCTCCCGAAACTAATGCACCCGAGAACGAAGTTGAAATTACTGATACTACAGAAGATATCACTAACGGAAATATCTCTACTGACATAAATACGCTCACAGGATTCCTAAATGTGTATGGTATGACTCCTGCAGCTTATAAAGTTACCGTTGAAGGAATGAGTGAAGAAGAAGCTTTAAGAAACACACCTAAAGAAATGAAAACTTCTGCAGAAATACAATTAGGTATTTCTAAATATGGTATTCAATAATTTGTCTACGATTTATAATTAGCATTAGCCATAAAAAACACATATAAGAGGCTAAAAAATGAGTGCATTTTTAGGTCTATCATCTTTATTAGGATTATTCGTAACTTCTGTATATTTTGTTTACTGTATTTTTAAGAAGAGAAATAATTTATCCTATTTTGTATGGATTTATATGATTCTTATTGGATTATTTTTCACTGCATTAGAGTTATTTATTCCAGGCACTATTTTTCTTTTTATTTCATTGTATAAAATATTAAAGATCCAAAAGCAAAGAAATTTCTACATGAACAAGAAATAAAACGAACAGAAAAAATAATAGAAAAACAAAATCCTATTCAAAAATTTACAGAAAGTAATTCAAACGAAACAGAACAAAATCAGAAAGTTGCTCCAACATATTCTAATGATTATTATCACTCGGATAAAAAAGCAGGGCTATTCCATCTTGGTGTCTATTGTCCTTATTGTAAAAGCCTTAACGTCCAATATATGCATAATAATCGTAAAGGCTTCTCTGTGGGAAAGGCTGCAGGGGGTGCACTTTTAACTGGAGGAATAGGAACACTAGCTGGTTTCGCTGGAAAAAAGGGTAAAAAAAATACATGGAGATGTAATAATTGCGGATGTACGTTTAAATCCGCTAAGTAAGATTAGCCTACGGGCTTTTCTTTTAAGGTTGAAAAGAACATACGTTCTTACCTGTTGAGATAAATACTGAAAAAATAAAAGATATTTAATATAAATCTTCTATTTTATGTTACTAATCTTATTTAAATATTATAACTACGAAAGGATTTGCTTCAATGATGACACCCTATGAATTACGAGAAAGATTGAAAAGAGATGTTCCAGAAGTAACAATTTATCCAATATTAGCAAACCCATATTATAGTGAAGAGAAATATCAAGATGTGTTGAAAGATCAATTAAAACTAAAAAAAGACATTGAAACTAATAATATGGTGACTCTCCCCTTGTTTTCTTGGGAAGAAAAAGAATTAAAAATGGATCAGTTCTATGAAAAAGGTTGGTACAAACCTAAACTTATACTCTTCCAAAATCCATGTTCAGGAGTGAAGATTAATGGCTTCTATTAAATCTTATAAATTGAAAAACGGTCAAGAACGTTGGGAATACTTCGTTTCAAATGGGCGTAACAATGGTACTGGCAGACAACAAAAAATACACAAAAGAGGTTTTAGAACCCATAAGGAAGCTTTGAAAGCTGCGAAAATAATTGAAGGACAAATTGCTTCTGAAGAATTCGTTAAAGAAAACTCACAAAAAATGACTATTTCAAAATTTATGAATATTTGGATAAACGAATACAAAAATGACGTTAAGGAAGGATCACGAATTGTCTATCGAGATGCTATCCGTATGTATATTGATCCATATATAGGAAATTATCAATTAAATAAATATAAACCTGCAGATCACCAAAAATTTATTAATAGCTTGTTTACGAATAAAGAATTAGGAAAAAATAAAAACGGGCTTAGTTATAACACAGTAAAAATTGTAAATGCCGCTTTGTCCAATGCTTTCAAAAAAGCACAAAAATTAGGTTATGTAAAAAGTAATCCTACTTACTTAGTAGAGTTTCCATTAGATAAAGTAAAAGAAAAAACTAATAAAGAAAAGAAACTAGAATTCTACACTTTAGAGCAGGAAAATCTATTTCTTGACACCGCTAGAAATTTTGACGATTTTATGTGGTATGTATTTTTTTTAATCATTTTCGACTTAGGCTTGCGGAAAGGCGAAGTAATGGCCTTACGATGGTTTAACTTTGATTTTAGAGATAATATTCTCACATTTGACAAGCAGCGTTTGTATAGAAAAGAGCAACCTGGTCAAGTAATTTTAGATGATGTTAAAACTGATGCTGGGAAGAGAAGTTTAAAAATGACAAACAGAGTGAGAAACTCCATCTTAGAACTCTATAGTATTAATTATGATCTTACAAGTAATGTATTACCCATGACTAACTCAAACCAAGATTTTTTATTTATCAATCATAGAGGAAAAAACGTTGGCTTGCCTATTCGTCAACGATCCGTTGACACAGCTTGGCACCGAATCATTCAAAAAGCAAACTTACCAAAAATCAGAATTCATGACGGTCGCCATACTAATGCTGCTCGTTTACGACAAGCAGGAGTTCCACTTGAGGACATTAAAGACATGCTTGGTCATAAGAATGTTAAAACGACTGAGATATATGCACATGTCTCTCCTGAAGTGAAAGAACGAGCTGTAAATAAACTTGAATTATATCAAATGCAACACAAAAAATCAGGTAACTAAAACGTTACCTGATTTTTTTATAAATGTATCACCAAATGTATCACCAAAAATATTTCAAAGCAAACATCTTTGTATCACCACAAAGCTAAAAATTAACTTAGAATACTATTCTATAGGCGTGCATTTAAGTCTTTTGCTAATTCTTCAAATCCTGGTTTACCTAATAAAGCGAACATGTTGCGTTTGTAAGCTTCAACACCTGGTTGGTCAAATGGATTAACCCCATTT